ATTTTTAAATTCACATTGCAAAGTTATAATATAATTCAAATAACAAAAACTTTTTATCAAAAAATTTTTAGATGAAGAAGTATAAAAGTTTGGTTACCGCAAAAAAATATTGGCCAATCAATCCGCTGAAATACTTGGACTTCCGGGAACAGGCATCGATACAATAGGTATAGGAAAGATAGGAAAGCAGTAAACAATATGAAAGATAGGTGATAGCCGGTAGTAGAAGTTCCGCACCCATATTGAAGCAGTGCTATGCTTGCCTGCTTCCTATCTAACCAAATTCTATTAATAGAGGTGCAATATGAAATACAAAAAAGGTGTAGCAAAAGAATTGCTTGATTTATGTGTAGGTAATGACCTAGATAAAACACGCAAAGCAACTTTACAGCATAAGAGTGTCGGGGAGTACATATATTCTAATCACGGTGAGCCTATTAGAATTAACGGTAAAAATACTGAAAAAGTAGGAGAGGAATATAATGGAAATAGACGATAAAGAATACGAGCTTCTTAAAGCTAAATCAGATAAATTTGATGAAGAGCTTAATAAATATAAGACAGAGAGCGAAGAAAAAATAAAAGCTCTCACAGCTGAAAGAGATGATTTTAAGTCTAAATACGATAGCGAAAAGACTAATCACGATAAATTAAAAGATGATTATATATCATTTCTTACAGGTCACAGTGGAGATAATCCGCCGAACCCTTCGGTAGATGATTTTGATAAAATTTGTAAAGATAAATTTGGAGGTTAACAATGGCAGTTAGTGGACTTATTACAGCTATGCAGAGCATATTCGCGACACCTGAATATGCTGACCGTATTCCTAATAGCGTAAAATCTGTAATTACAGCAGGTAATTATGGAACAACTACTTTTCCTACTGAAATTGAAAATGCAGTTTATAATGTTTTAGTGGATAAGATTGGGAAGCAAGAAATTTATAAGTTTGAGTATAATAATTTTGACGCTTCACAGTATGATAAAGGTTATTTGCCTTTTGGTGGTATCATTGAGGACGATTATGTAGAAGCAATGAAAGCTGATGAAGTAAATAATCTGCCTACTTTTGATACACAGTCGGATTATAAATTTGTTAATTATGACCCTTTCAAAATTAATTATGCTTCTATTGCTCCGTCGTATTATACACTCAAAACTCTTTTACAATATCATGTAACTACTGCTTATGATGTATTCAAGCGTGCTTTCATTAGCGAAGGCTATGCAACGAATTTCATTCAGACAATTAGAAGTGTTCTTCCTGAAAGCGCTAAACTTGATAAGTATTTGATTTTTAGAAACATGCTTGCAAGTTCGACCATTTATCCTAGTGGAACTGATGTTTCTTGTATTGTGGCAGGTTCTACAATGACCGCTTCTGAGAGTATTCAAATTGTAAAGACAATTCGTAATTATGTAGAAGCGTTTAAGTGGAATACAACTAAGTATAACAAGCAGGGTAAACTTGTATCGTCTAAGAGAGATGACCTTGTGTTGTTTATGGCAGCAGGTATTCATAACGAAATTGTTTCGTCACAGTATAATGCATATCATAAGGACCTTGATTTCGGTTGCGAAGTGCAGCTTATTGACGGTTTCGGAACTGACGCTGCAACAACAGGACAGTTTGCTACTCTTGCTGATAAACGCGGTATTAAAATTTATCGTTGGCTTGAAAATCGTTTTGATAATATCTGGAACCCTTATGGTGTTGGATATTGGAATACTTTCTTGACGCAGGGTGATTTGTTTGGTTATTCGTTGCATAAGAATATAATCAGGTTTGTACTTTCAGACGGTAATTAATATACTAACGTCTCATAAGTTCTCCTGTGTAGTGGTGTGCGCTAATGCACGGCGCGGGGTAGAGGTGGGTAATTTATTATGGCAACACTTAATTTACAATTTTATAGTGATAATTGCCCTACACGGGATAAACGTTTTATGTCAAGCGGAGATTTGCGTAATTGGGAATTGAACAATAATAATCCTGATAATACTATAAAGATTGACGGATTTTATGAAGCATGCAATTTTATTGATGTTGAGTTTCCTAATTTAGACAAAAAGAATTTTGCTTATTTTATTGTTTATCCTGATGTTATAAAAGTAACAAAAGAGCGTAATTATTATGCTGCATTTATAGACAGATTTGAAGTAAATGAGCTTAACACTGATTGTTTTAGAATATATTATACAATAGATTGGTGGACTACTTTACAAGCATATTATGGTAGTGATTTTGAAAATGTTATAACTAAGAATATTTTCGGAGAAGTAGGACGTGCGCATGTAAATGATTGGGTTCAAGACTCTCAACAGCCTAATTTTATTAGGGCTACTATGTCATTTACAGATGATACAATGGAAGAAGATGTAAATGCTTTTCATATTACTAAACAAGTTCTCAATCAAGCTGTATTGAAGAATACCGTAAATAAAAAGGCATTTAAGTTTTTATACATTATATTCAAGCGGAATTTAGTAACAACTCAAACTCCTGCATTGTTTTGTGAGCCGACCACATATAATTTGGATAATAATACATGGGGGTTTAATATTCTTCCCACGCCTTTCGGTGTTGCAGTATTACCGATTTATAATGGTTGTTTTGCTAAATATGATTTTTCAGGAGAAACAAATGGCTTTAATTCATTAATAGCTAATTATCCTGCTAATACAATAACAGGCGACAAAATAGCTGGAATGTTTATTTCAGATATATGCGGATATGATTGGAGTTATAGCGATACAGGCGCTTTCATATTTACTAAAAAATGCGATACTATACAGTTTGACGTTGACGGAGTATCTAATAAATGTACAGCTATTGTTCCTCCGTCTTATGAATTAGTTGAATTTGAAAGTAAAAATTTAACAGCATTTGGAGCTATATCTCAAATATTCCCGCTAATGGCTGATACATATACAGATAAAAGTAATGTTGACTATGAATGGTTTTTTGAAAATGGACCTTCTAAATTACATTGCGAGCCGTATGTAACAAATGCAGTTATATCTCAAAAAGGTGGATTTATAGTACATTATCATTTATTACAAAGCACTCAAAATTTTTGTGTAAATGTTTCGCCAAATACAGGTGGATATTATTTTGGCATTTCAGAGGTAGGAAGTTCGGGATTTAATCAAGTTAAGATACTGCAAAGTTATAATGTATTTCAAGTTTTCTCAACTCAAAATTGGATAGACCAATCTAATGCAGTATTCCAATCCATATCAAGTGTATTATCTCCGATAGTAGGAGGAGTTACGAACGTAAATAAAATAAATACTCCAAACAGTAAAGGAGAGGTATCGTCAACTGCTGGTGCAGATACGTTTGCAGCTTCGTATAATACAGCCACGCAAGTAGTTGGTAATACAATAAAATCTATTGATATTGTGCGTGATGTTATGCTTGGAGGTGATACTCAAATATCCCCCAATTATGAGGGTTCTATTGTAGGAAACAGTGCTATATGTATATGCACAGCTGAGCCCTTGTATGTAAGCAATATTAATGAGATAAAAGAACATTTAATTAGATATGGCTATACTACATATTTGGAACCGTATGATATATTAACTAATCATAAGCGAAGATATTTTAACTATATTCGTTGTAATACTGTAAGAGTTACAATATCGCAACCTCAAAATGTAATTGATAGCATAAAAGAAATGTTATTGAATGGTGTATGGCTGTTTAGTTACGTGAATAATGAAAGTATTTTCAAATTAGACGGTGTTGTTAATATGCCTGCTAATTTAGGAATAGAGGTGTAAAATGTATTTTGACAATATATTTTCTATATTTGGTTCTCAAAATTATCCATATCGGCAAAATATTGGCATAGACGAATGGTTGTTTGTTCAGAAATATATTGATATATTCTGCTCCCGTTTCGGATATGATAATTTACCTGATGATACGCAAAAAATTGTTGGATTTAATTCGCAATTAGAGGTTATGATGTTTTTCGCGCCTGCTCTTGCGTGGTTTGAGGATAGCACATTAGGGTTACAATGTTTACCCGTAACAGGGCAATGGAAATTTAATATTACAGGATTTCCTACCGAATGGACTGTATTCGGGTTTAATAATTTCCGAAAAGACCTTACTGAAAATAACAGTGTAATAATGCCGAATGACGCTTTCTTTTCTATTCCGTTTTTACACGTGATGTATAATCTGAAATATATCATGGAACTGGATAAAACGCACTTGCAAAATATACGACGTCAACGTCAACCTCTTATTATGGAGATAGACGAGGACGAAAAGAAGAGTGCGGAAACATTTGTAAGGCAACTTAGCGAATTTAGTGACTACATTAAAATACGTATAAGAGGTACTGCAACGGATAAGAAAACAAAAATACTTACTGAAAGTAGACCGTTTAACTCTTATGCGTTTGACAGTAAAACAGACTTTATTGGAGATAAACTCACAACGGATTTTCAAGTATATGAGAATAGAATTTTTCAATATTTTGGATATAATAATACTGCAATAGAAAAAAAAGAAAGATTGCTTGTAGACGAAGTTAATGCAGGTAACGAAATAATAAACTCTTATTATAATTCCGCTAAAACAGCTCGTGAAAAAGCGATAGAAAAAGTTAACAAAATGTTCAAAGTAAATATTAGCTTGAAAGATAATAAGGAGGAATTTGCTAAAAATGTTCAAGATTCTTTATTCAATAGGCAGAACGTTGAAAAGAGTGGTAGCACAGTTTGATTCTGATTATAAAACAACTCAGTTAATAGGTAGTTTTTCGCAAGATAGTGTTGAGTTTACTCCAAAAGAATTAAACGAAATACAAACTGAATTATATAATATATTCGTTAATTATTGGTTTTATTCTGAAATAGGTTTTGATAGTGATGACATGTTTGTACAACGTCTTAATTCATGCTGGGAAAGAAATATAGATAAGTATGAATTGCTTATACAAAATAATCTTGAATATCCAGCAATGACAACGACAGGAAATTATACTGATACAAATAAAATACAGGATAATAATATACAAACAAAAGAAAACACTGTTACACCTGATTTGAATAGTAACACTGTAAATAAAGGTAGAAATGTTGAAATAATGAATACAACTACTGATACAACAGGGACTACTACTTCAACTGATAATAATACAGATAATCGCACCCGCGATGAAAGTCTTATGCATAGCAACAATAATACTACTATTTATAGTACAGGTGATGAAATAAGAAAAGTGCTTGAAAATACTGCAATCCGTAATGATTGGATACATTGTTTCGATAATTTATTTATGGAGGTTTTATAATGGATAAATTTCTTCAAATTGTCCAGCTTGTAGGTACTTGTCTTTCTATTCTTGTAGTTGTCATTATTCCTATGATTTTGTATCTTTGGAAGAAAGTCAAAGAATTGATTGCAGCACCTTCCGACAAAAAGCCTACTGTATTACTTGACATTTATAATAATGTTGTACAGTATATACAGGACGCAGAAAAAATGTTCACGGAAGGTACTAGCAAGAAATCGTGGGTATTGTCTCAAATCAAGAACGATTGTATTTCCGCAAGTATCGAATATGACGCTGATTATTGGACGAAATTAATTAATAAAGAAGTGGCCATGACTAAAAAAGTTAACGTGGCAAAGTAACTTATTTAGGAGGGGCGAATAACCCCTCTTAATTATTAGGGAGGATATAAATGTTAACATATAAAACATTCAGAGAGATTGCTATTGATTACGCATACAATATAGGCAGTGCGATACCGTTACAAGCAGACGAAGCATGCAATGCTATTGTTGCTTATATAAACGAACAATTACAAAATATTGAAAGTGAGGTAGCAAAAAATGACAATAGAAAATTTGAAGCAAATAGCAATTAAATATGCAACAACAAAGGGCTCGCGTGTTCCTCTTGCTCCTGATGAGTTGTGCAATGCTGTCGTTCAGTATATGAATAGTTTTTTCGGTGTAATGACGGATATAAATACAATTAAAGTAGCGGTAACGGAAGATAGCGGAAATATTGTATTTACAATTACAGGTAATACATATGACGGCAAACCTATCACGCCCATTGTTATAACAGTTGACCACAACGACTTTGTAACCGACCAAGAGTTTGAAGAGTTTAAGACTAATATATTAGATAGTATTGACTCTTTGAATAATAGTATTACAGAAATAAATAATACTATAAAAAATATTAATGATACGCTGGAAAATAATACAACAGATATAACAGGCCTTAAAAATAGAGTAGATAACACAGAAACAAATATTTCTGAAATTAATAGCACGCTGAATAATAAATTGGATAAAGTATCATCGACCACAGGTGTTCCGCAGGTATATGTAAAAGAATATAATGGAACGCAAACAATGATAGACCTATCAGAATCAACAAGAGTTAACTCTATTCCTAAGAGAAGTCCCTCTGGAAGAATGTATACGAACGATGGTATTAGTTCCGAGCCCTCGTCGGTTGCAAACATGCGTAATATCGCCGATGTTGAATCTAAAATACCCGATGTATCTAATTTTGCAACAAAGGACGAAATCCCAGACGTTAGCGGATTTGCTACAAAAAGTGAGTTGACGGAACAATTAAATAATAAACGTAGTGTAATATCTTCTCCTGCGTCGAGCTATGTAGTGTATACCCAAGCAAATGGATTAGAAAGTAATTTACCGTATAGCGAATTAGCTAACCAAACGTCTACAAATATTATGGCAAGACGTGCAAACGGAACGTCCGACGTAAAGAAAGGCATTTCTGGTGAAAATGTGGCTAATATGGAAAATATTGCCGACGTTGAAGCTAAAATACCTTCTATAACGAATTTAGCTGATGTCACGAAAGAAAATACTTTTACAGATGTTAATCATTTTACTCAATATATCACAACATTCGGTGTTGAAATAGGAGCATTAGAGTTTAATGATGATGAATATGATGTATCAATATCTAACGCAACAATAGAAATATTTCATTATATTTCAGGTGGAAATGCTAACTCAATAAGAATAACAGACGAACAAATATGGGTTAAAAGATATAATGTTAGTGATTATAACAGTTTCAATTTTCCAAATAAATCAGGGACCCTTGCACTTACTTCCGATATTCCTGACATTCCGGAGTATACTAACGTGGATAGTGTGTCCTATGACAGTACTAACGGAGCTATTGTTGCATACGACGGGGCTAATGAAATCCATATACCGTTGTTGGCTGGTGAGAATGTCACCATTGACGCAAGTGAAGATAATAAGAAGATTGTAATTAGCGCGGCAGGCGGTGGCGGAGCTGGCGGCGTAACGGCAGCAGGAAATAATACTTTCACGGGCGTAAATACGTTTAATAATTCTATAAATGCAAAAAATGGTGTTGTAGCAGAAAATACTACAAATTACGGTGCAAATAGTATAAGAAAGGGTCCGATTACTTATTCTTTCCCTAATAAAAGTGGCACGTTTGCTATGACTACTGATATTATAAAGGAGCATATATATTTTATCTCTTTTTATATAAATGCACCCGACGAGACTCTCCATTTAACAGGGACAATGATGTCAAAAAATTCGTATGGAACAGGTCAAAAGACTAATGAAGAGTTTGCTGTAATGCTGGCAGATAATTTATATACGAATAGTAATGAAGGGCTTGCTGTATATGGTAAATTAGTGGGATTAACGGAAACAGATATAATATGTATATATTCAGATGACGGGTTAGCAGTTCGTTACTTAGATGAAAAAAACAGTGACTTTGAGTTACCCACGGCAATGTTTTTTGTAATGGAGACTAAACTATAATGGATAAAAATTTATTTTATATTAATCAAGAGAATTATCAAATAGGAAATAAGGATTATCATTGCCATATTGTTAATGGTATTGCGGGGAGAGGTAAAACAACTTATTGGCTTGCATATCTATTTGACCGTTTTAAGAATACAGGTAAAAAATTTTTATATCTCAGACGTTCCGATATTGAAATGGAATTAGCCCTTAATATGGGGTTACTCCCTTCATTACGGAATGCTTATGGAGATAGATTTGATTGGATACAAGATGAAAAGCATAGGTCAAATATAATATCTATACAGGTTGATAATAAATGGCATGAATGTGCTTATTATACTACATTGAACAATGTTAAAGGTGTTCAGATAGAGGATTGCGATGTGGTGTTATTTGATGAATATGTAGCAAAATCACGTGGAAAATATAAAGGCGGTGAATACGGAATACACGAGCCTGCTATATTCTTCCGACTTATGGAAACAATATTCAGGCGACGCGAATTTTGGATTATCATGTTAGGAAATAATGACACATTGACCAATCCGTATAATGAACAACTTAATATACCATTCACAACTCGATACTATAAAAATCGTAATAGAGATTTATTCTATTATTTCGATACATCGGAGGATACCATAAAAGAAAAACAAGATAGTATTTTAGGGAAACTTTCTAAAAATACTGAATATGAAAACTATACTACTCAAAATATCGCTATGGATAGTATTGACGAGAGTTTTATTTCTGATAGGCCTTTACATTCAACAATGGTTTATAATATCAAATATCTATCAACTAAAATAACCGTATGGCGAGATAATCATGGAATATTATATTTCACGGACAAATATAAATTTAATCCTGCATATCCGGTTATATCGGTAACAACAAGTGATATGTCAATAGATACTAATTTCATTAAAGATTGTAACGGGCAAATGATTACATGGTCAATAATGTATTCTCACGGAATGGTGAGGTTTAGTTCTCAAAAGATTGGTTCAATGTTCCTATTAATATCTAAATTAGTTACACAATAAAAGAGGGTTTTATCCCTCTTTTTTTATTTTGCCTAATCTATAAGTTGTTATTCCTATTATTTTACCGCCTATTGCACTTTTAACCTGTTTTTTACCTTGAAATTCTTGACCTAAATTAAAATTATCGAAATCCATTTGTTTCTTTATATTGTCATCTGCGCCGCAACATGTAACGTATTTATTCCATTCAGTGGGAGTTTTAGGTTCCCACCCCCAATAGATATACCGTTTTGCTCCTACACACTTAAACTTATAGATATAATGTTCAATCTTAAAATAATCATATAAAGTGGAATGTATAGGTATATTATTTAAGTTTATGTCGTCTAAAACGTATAAACTATCTGTATCACAATACACAAATTTATCAATATTTTTTAATATATATTTTATAAGATTATATCGTGCCCACGCTGTTACAAATACAGCTATGGGGATATATGATTTTGTTTTTGAATACTCCCCTTCTATTAATGAAAAACGCAACACCCCATTTTCCAAATATGGCTCTTTACTATCTCTTTTCGGGTTCGTTCCGAATGTACCGTAAAGTGCATTTTGCATACGTTTATCATATGCACGCGCTGCCCCTATATGTGTTTCTTTTCCTAATCTCCATTTATGAATATAATCATAAAATAAACTACCCTTTCCGTCCTCATCTATTATTTCAAACTTATCCATATTTTTAGCTTCATTCGGTGTAATTTCTATGCCCTTAACAGCTTTGAACATATACCCCTCAATGTATTCTATTTCTATTATATCGTAACACATATATAATAATTCTAAATCAGGGTTTGCAAGCCATAAATCAAACATTAAACCGTTAGATGAGTTCAAATATAAATTATCCGACGACAAAAATCCATTCCTGCGCGCTATTGTAGGTACGGCATTCGGTTTTAACTCAAATGATACTTTAATATGCTGTATGTATATCGGATATTTACCTGAATATTTATCATCATATTTTCCACTATACCACATAGGGAAACCGTGCGGCATATATTCATGCAACATTTGCGCCGGATACATACTGTTTTTATCTAATGCCATCATATTATATATTACTCTATTTTGATATTTAGGATTGCAATATACATATCCACCGCGATATGCTTTTCGTATATTAGTTTCTTCTATTTGTTGCAGAAAAGGGAAATTAATATCATAATTTTTCTTACCTATTCCCTTTATAAATTCGCTTCTTGCATTTCCTGCTTGCGTAAATTTTACGCCTCCCATTTCAATATTTTTCTGTATTGTTCTCATGTCTATTTCAGTATCATTATGTATGTACGCTATTTCCTCGTCGGTAGGTTTATAGCCTATTTCTCTAAATTTATCATAATCAATTTCGCCCTTTTTTATCGGTAAATCGTACATTATAGCACTATCGTGTATACTCATATTAACAGTTTTAAGGCTATCCATTATTGTAACATGTTGCCCCATACGCCCCACAATTTCATAAGCATAATGTAAACCCATATCACTTATTACTGTGTGAAATTCAAAAGGCAGCATTTCATCGGATTTCTTATTAACATGTTTATAACCATTATTAAACAACCACGTTATTATGTAACTACCGTCATATGCTAAATTACGAAAAAAATATAAACATTTATATGACGTACGTATAATATAATTCATGAAATAATTAATGCTTGTTCCTGTTCTATGTTTATAGTCTTTATCACATATATCCCACAGCCAAACACGCGCCTCACAATTCCATGCTTCCGTTGATGTCTCAAAGTCTGCTGCATATATATGTTTGTACCGTCGAAAATCAAAATCCATATTTTTTTAATATTTGAGCTATATTATCATAAATTTCTGATAATATCTCTTGCTTTTTATATTCAATATAAAAATCCATATCAACGTAAAACAAAAAATCGGAAACAAGATTATATAAACGATTTAAGTCTTTATCTGAAAAATTTGATAAATTATCTGGACTAATATCAAATCCCACTGTATATAAATCGTTTGATAAATTTTGAATATCATTAATTTCTGTTGTGGTTCTACCTGTTTCGGAATATGTTTTAATTTCGCTTTTATATGTTTGCAACGCATTTTTTATATATCCTTTTTGGCGCATTCCGTAATTTGTTATATTAGGGAGCGTTGGTAAATTCAATTTATTTGCATGCTTATTATAGCTTTCCTTAACAGCCTGTGTTTGATTTATAAAAGATTTAATTTCTTTTATTTCATCGGGATCATATAATTCTCTCATTACCTTATTAAATTTAGATGGAAATTGCATATCATCACCCTTCCATATTCCAAAAGTTGTCTGATATCATAATAGTTTTGAAAACGTCTCTCAATATTTTAGCCATATAATTAGCGTTTCCATAATCTATCGCTTTATCATCTATTTCCAATGTATAACACCCGATTGATTTATTAACAAAAATAGGGGGCAACGATGTTATTTTTAATGCTTCATTATATTTCATATCACGTAGCATATAAAATACTTGCTGTAACGTCATAGCTTCGAAGTCAAATGTTCTAATAGTCTTTACAACGGGTATGGTGGGGGGGATTTTTACATTTCTCTCAACCTCCCCTCCCTTATTTTCAAAATATGTCATGGGGTATACCTCCAAAATAGATTTTATGTTTTACTGAAGTTTTCTCTCTTACGCGCGCGAGGGCACACGCGTAAATGCTAAACAAAATGTTAATTTTTAACACTGATTTAACAATGTTAATTTTTAACGAAAATTTTTAACACTCTAAAAACGCAAAAAATAACCGCTTAACATGGGCGCTATGTTAACCGGTTATCTATTGTAAAATTTGTTAATTAGAAATCTAATTCATCGACCTTATTTTTATACATGATTATAGGTTTGTTATTTTCATCAAGTAAATTGAAATATTTGATTTTTGTGACTTGTCTTTGTTCTCCGTCTTTCGTTGTATACTGCTCTTTTACTAACGAAACTTCACACGGCTGGCCAATTGTGGCTTTAGTCGTTATTCCGCAATATGCAAAGTATTTTTTTGCGTATTCCGCGCCCATTTGCCCCCGGTACGTCCTTACTTCGTTTTTATCGTTGACAACGTCCGCGAAAATATCCAGCACTTGGAAACTACCGTTCGCGCCTTTACAAGTCCTTAAAACGTATTTTTTAACTGTTGCTTTCATCGGTCAAGCCCTCCAAATATTCCTGATAGGTCTTTCCCTCTGAAAAGGCTTTCAGACGTTTTATAACCGTTTTAAGCTCGTTTCGCGCGCTTGCAGGGGCTTTGTCGCATGCGTCGATAAAATCTATTGCTTTCGCTCTCAGATCGCCTACAGCGTGCGTTTGTGCCTCATATTTTGCCTTTAATGCCTCTAATGCTTGTTCGTAACTTTTCATATTTGTTAATATCCTTTATAAAGTATTTGAAAAACCGCGCCCTTGATTTTTCATTACATGAAAGGCGATAAAATTTTTATTTTACGGAATAACGGTAAACGTCAACGACTTCATAGTTATCAGCTGACAAATTATATACAACAAAAGACTTTTTGTATTTAACCCCCAAATTATACATATGTCGAACAATAGCCGCAAGCGTGGCATAATCATTGTCATGCAACCATTGAATATACTTTCGTATATGTAATTTACTTGTATTTGACGGATATATATATAATATATAATAGGGATAGTCGATCCAAAATAAACGCGTATTATAACTGAATAAATCACTTGTACTACATGTAGCGCTACAATTATACAATCTCATGTTTCTAATCTCCTTTGCCTTTCATGTAATGAAAAATCAAGGTAATATTTAGTTGTAAATCTACATTATAGGGCAACAGCCTTGACGCCTCACGGCGTTTCGTCTTAATTTTCAAAGACTCATCAGAAGGCCTTCACAATGGAAGATAAGTTCGAAATTATTTTTTCAATATAATAACACTCGGAGCCACCAAATTCATATTCGAAAAAAGAAAACGTTGTATAGTACCCCTTATACTTAAATTCAATTGAGTATAACAATTCAGGTGTACACGATACGTCGCAATAATCACGAATGCCATACAGGTCTAACAAGTCAAAAATTTTGTCCATAAGTTTACCTCTCTTTGTTTTGTGCTTCCATTATACACCCACACCGAAAAAAAATCAAGTATAATTCAAATGTTTTTTATTTTCATTGATAAATGATAAAAATTTACAATAAACGAATGCAAATAACAATAAAATGAAAATGTATAGTATTCATATATTTGTATAAATATTATTTGAAAATATGAATAACTGTTCATATATCCTAACGAATTTTCGGCCATAACCAAAAACTTAACCATGGTTTTCGGTGCAACATGTAAAATCACAAAAATTTTGATTTGTCAAGCGTTTTTA